GCTCCATCGACTGCGCCTGTAGTCACCGCTGTATTGGGAGTGACAGGCATGTAGTTTGAAGTTGCAAATTTTACCATATCTGAGTTTGAAGCCGTATACATGTACTTCCAGATATACCCGTCGGATGGGGATTCAACCGGGCTAAGGTCCGTTCCAGAGGGCTCTACTGTCGAGTTTGACCCTACATTGTTATAGATGCACTTATAGACCCGATATGAGGCCCCTGTATTTACAGACGCATAATATTCCTTATTGAACAACAGAGGGTCTTGATCATCATATTGAGCGTATTTGTTGTTTACAGTCCAGTCATACCGCTTTATTACTTTACTAATATCAGATGATGTAACTTTCTTGCCAAAGATCAAATCCTCATAAATGTCTCGAGTCGCAGTCTTAACACTTTCTACGGGCACTGGTACTGTAGAGTCGTTACCAGGATATTGAGTATGCTTAGCTGCAAACACATAAAACTCTGAATTGCCTTTTACGTCGGCGACGAAGTTGTCAGCGTTATTGATATTGAGTTTCTTTGTTACAAGTGTTGTTGGCGTAGCCATTCATTTATCCTGTATTTGCTTGTGTTATACTAGATTCCACTACATTGGCAATGGCAGATTCATTATTTTGTAGTAGCACCGAACCAAAAAACTTAGTTCCCGCTGTGTGCATAACTTTCTTGAACATATCGGCATATTTATTCAGAGGAATCCGAGTGATAACCTCGTATGAGTACTCTGAATAGTAGTCACCATCATGAATATATTTATCAGAACTAATAAAGCCCTTCGTGCTCTTAAAGTACCCAGAGCCCGTGCCGAGCCCGTCAACAACTATTTTGGCTTTACCTGCCCTGAGTCCATCTTCTGATGTATATTGAATGATGGCTCCGTTACTATAACCAATGCCCGAGTCAATCACTTCAAGCGAAGTAATAGAGCCACTGGCAGTAATAACGTTGGCACTTATCTTTGCATTTAGTCCGATGGGTAAAGAGTTTGGTGCTTCTTCTACTGACACAATGGTTGCTGTGGAATTAGATAACGTGCCTCTAATAGTAGAGCCGACAGTAAATAGGTCATTAAAACTTACTCGTTTAGCATTAAGCACAGAAGTGTTACTCTGAGGTTTAACTATTGCTTTAGCCGTCGATGTAACTTCTTGCAAAGTGGTAGAAGTGATGAGAGCATTGAGGCCTGGAGCAATGTAGCTACTGAGGGGAGTAGAGTTAGCAGCAAATGTACCAGTTACTTCTTTGACGATGATTGTATTACTTGAAGGAGTGATGCTATGAATAAGTCCGCTTGTCGCGCTGGTTCCTTGGTATACTTGCTCGCCAAGTTGATAACCAGTTTCATCCGAAACTACTAGCGCGTAATACTGCTGTGTGGTATTAGACTGTTCAATGAATTCCCCGGCAAAGAAACCGGTGGATGGTGGTTGCAATGCTATCGTAATCACATAGTCTTTCTTGTCAAACCCAGCAATGTATGGCTGATACGCAAGAACATAAGGATCGGCATTGTAGTCGGCGCCGGGGTTAATAGAACCAAGACTTTCAATAGAGCCAATTTGAAATGAGTCATAAAGCAAGCAAGAATAGATGATAGAGGAACTGTTGCCCTGAGGATTTTTTGCAAACCCATAAGCAAAGTTATTGATAGGCAGAGACATGAAACTCTGATTTGCAACTGAGGTAGAGTTTGCCGCTACATAGCCAGAATTATTGGCTCTGAGTAGATCGGAGTTGATGAAGATTGTTTCGGCATCGCCAATGGTTCTAACTCTAAAACTTGCTCCTGCGCCACGACTTACAGACACTACGTTTGCGGTGGTGTAAGTTGTGCCCGTAAGCGCATACCCACTAGCTGTGTTAGACATTGTCCCAGTTACATTGTAGACACCAACAGTTAAACTAATATCAGTGATATTAGCAGTAGTGGCTTTATTTCTAAACAGAAGCGACACATTGGGTGTAAAGACACCAGTGATATCTGTTAGCGCAACGGTACCGGTGGCGCCAGCAACAGTAAAGGAATTAACGATGCCTGTAGCTACTTCTCTATTGTTTACTACCTGATATACTTCATCTAGTCTGTCAATGGTTCCAGAAATAGACCCAAGAGATAGTCCACAGGCTATGGGCAGTCCCATTACAGCAGAGTTTGCGTCAGCATTCACAACACTTACTAGATTAGCGGTGATGGAAGTATTCGAAGTTAAAAAGACGTTGTTCGTGGCACTAATAGTTCCGTTTGATACCGATACAGAAAGTGTGCCGCTTGACGTATTACCAATTACATTTGATAGGATCACCCCAGAAGCGTTAGTAACTGTAGAATTGCCAAAATGAACAGGTGAACCTATTGTAAACAATGAACTATTAGCAGCATTTATGTAAGAAGTTGTTTTTCTTGGTTGTTTGAAACCTTCAAAGTACTGAAAATAAGTAGATTGTGCCTGTGTGATAGCAACAAGGTTTGCTGAGGTGCCACCAGATGTAGTGATTACTGCTGTAGGATTATTCACCTTGAACCCAGCGGCATTGTTTAGAATTGTTACTGCTACAATCCCACCAGAAGAGTTGGTGATTGGGCGAGCTGTAGCGGTGGCAAATGGATTTGAAATACTGATAGTATCACTGTTGCTATATCCAGAACCCCCCGCAGATACTGTAATTGCGGCCAGTGTGTTACTCGTAGAAACATTAGCAAGGGACAACACCTTTTCACTCACTATTGATTGAGTGCGCTTAGCCAATTCATTTGCAGTATAGGCCGGATTGTTGGATTCAGTATAACCCCACCCGCCGTCAACATAGATAAAGTCCACTAGCCCGGTAGTATCTGATACAGCCTCAACCCTAGCAAGTCCTTCGTCACCCGATGAACTGTTGAATCGTACTGTATCACCGGCCGAAAAGTCAGATGAGCGAGTGATGATCTCAACTCGATTCAGTGAACCAAGAAGTTTCGGGGTGTCACTATAAATGGAATCTGAGATTAGCAGTTCGCGATTGATAAAATTACCCGAGGTGGCCGACACATAAAGAATGTGCACATAGTCACCTTTGATTCTTCGCTTGATGTATTTTTCAACGAATGCGGTAGCCCCGCTTGTGACTCCGGTAATCTGTTTGCCTACAAGTTCAATTGCTCTGGGTGTTCCGGTGATTTCCAAATACCGTGGTTTTATCCATTCCCCTGCTGATAGACGAAAGATATCTTCCCCAGGGTAGTACACAGATGAATCTACACCATACACCAACTTAAAGAATAAGTCAATAGACCGCTCAGTTCCTTTTGAACGATATAGGTCCAATGAGTTCTTTACTAGTAGTCTCTGATTGGTGGCAGTATCAAACTCGATATTCTTGAGATACTTTTCCTTGAAGCTCAAAACAAAATTATCAATAGTTGAGTCAATGTCACGAAGAGCAGGAAGATTGCGTGCAAAGAATAGAGCGCCAAGTCTCTTTGTTCTACCACCAGCAAGAATAAAAGTAGTGCCGCCAGAACTACTTGTGATAGGACTAATTGAACTACAGACGGTTAGGCAATTCAGAGTATTTAGCCCATCGACCAGAATAATGAATTCCTCGTCAAGTTTGCCTATAATAGTTCCGGTGACCGTATTCTGTGTTACGGTATCACCAACATTAAAGTTTGTGCTATCTTGTAGAGTGATGAGCTGATGATTTTGTTCAAGCCACTCGTAGTATGCTTTGACAAATGCTACTAGATTAGGGCCTTCGTCCTGATACACTTCAGGAAATAGACTTGGGATAAGCGGCGATATGTTAGTTTCAACTGATCGCATTAATCTATTCTCTCACGGCGGTGACTGATAACTTCACATCTTCTTCGATGATATTAATAATGGCATTCTGTGAGGACGCAACATCCAGACTCTTTGGAACAACGTAAACTTTAACATCATTACCTTCAAACGCACTCACAACAAAGTTTACAATTCGGATAGTACCAGTGCTATAGTCTACGGTGCCTACTTCGGCTACAACTTGCCCACTAGCAGCTGCAATAATAAACAGACGCCCTTCTCCATCATCTTGAAGATTGGAAGCCTTACCACCCGCGGTGAATTGTGATGAGATTACAGTATAACCACCCGAGCTTGCAAACTTAGTGTCGAGCTCAAATCCATATTTTAGATCGAATGATGATGTGGTATTCAGAAGGGGGCGGATAAGTTTAATCCCCTTAATCTTAGTTTCGTTTGAAACCACCGCCAATTGAGCGCCGTCAATTGCATTTACCAGCTTAGAGTACCTAAGAACTCGATTAAAGTTGTTGAGGTTGTCAGCCGCATAGTCCACGATTGCGGATGTTACCAGAGTGCTAATGTCAACAGTCGATAGTCGAGTTTTATTGATGTCATACGAAACTGAAGACTCAACTCCGATGTAGAGATATTGAGGTTCGACGAAGACAGGATCGATTGATACCGGACTTCTAGGCTTCAGGAATTTGTAGTACTGATCTTTCTTTACCTCGGGCAGAGCGTCAACGTCCTTGAGGTCAACGGCAACGAATACCTTACCAAACTGAGGTGGGTCTAGGTCCTCACCGCCGTAAGCAGAAACAACATTAATCTCTGGGAAGTTAAGCTTAAGAATGTTCTCATAGTCTTCGGCGGATACAGCACGATCTTGTGTGGTGAAGTGTCTAGGTGCGTTAAACTTAATTGACTCAAGGCTTTCACCAATTGAACCGCCTGATGCTTTACTGTTGACTAGCACTCGAATATTTTGTTCGCCGTCGATGGAACCGTCTGCGGTAAATGAACTACAGCCATTTGGAAGTTCGCCATTAGAGATTCTATATTCAATACTTACAACCGAACCTTCTTTCGGCGGCCGCCCAATAACTCCATCACCGAAGACAAGTTCATAGCCATCGCCTTCGGCGCCTTGAATAAAGAACACTTTAGAAGTTGAATTGAGACCAAACAGTGATGTGGCTCGGTTGTAAGTATGAAGAGTGGAACCAACATCCTCAAGAATAGTAACTGAAATACTGGAAACATCTACGTTTTTATTGCTCAATACGTAGCGCTTATTTTCACCAGAGTTTACAGTGAACTGATCTGTGGTATAATACCCTTCATAGAGAGTAATATTTTCACCGGTGAATACAATAGTACCAGAGCCAGTAGTGTAGTCCTTGATGATAATGTTTTCAGCTACTGAGAATGTATAGTTTTTGTTGACAAAGCGAGAATTGAACGTAGTGCCTTTGGGAACAACGATAGAGCGCTTCTGCTGATTAGTCGAAGTCACTACAATGTTCACATTGGCTTCAGCAGACTTAAACGAGCCTGGCGTGTAGTTCAATTCTTTGGCGTGAGACACAACACTATCTCGTAGCACCGCGGTGTCCAAGAACATCTCGGAGCCAATCATGTTAAGATAGAATGCATTGTGCACCGTATTGTAGGACAGGATGTCTAGCAACACACTCATGTTACTACCATCAAAGTCGTAGTCCTTGAATCTATCCTGTGACTTTAGATACTGCTTGAGAGTATTCTTATGTGTGTCAAAGTCTAGATTGGTAAGTACAATACTTGAGTTTGCTGCCATTATCTTACTCGATATAGTGTTATGGATGTCGTCACGGGTTCTTGTCTATTTATAAGCATAAAGACAACGGTTATGTCGTATCCATTTGACTCATAGTTAGGGAGGCATTTAATATTAACAACTTTAGCTCTAGGCTCAGAGCTTTCGATTGTACTAAGAATCTGTTGTTTGATAGTCAATGCTGTATCCGGGCCCATGGGCTCAAATAACATCTCTCTGACGCTGCAACCAATCTTCGGCTGATATAGCCTATCGCCCTTATTGGTATTGATAAGATTTCGAATTGATCTAATTACTGCAACATCATTGGTCGCCCTAACAATGTCAAGCGAGTGCGGATGTGGAGATAGATTAGGTAGAAAATCACTATAGATTTGATTTTTTCTATCAGATGCCGTATACTTATCTGCCCGTGTTATGGCCATCTATCTTGATCCTTAGGTGATAAGGGCGACTATTGCGGTTGACCCAGTTGTGCTTGCGCTTGGGTCATCAGATTTTTGATGATTGAGTCAACAACACGGTGCGGAAGTTCTTGAAGTCCCGCCAGAACTACGTTCAGTTCATTCACGTTCAGAGTAAGTGTCGCAGTAGGAACGGCGGGCTGTTGTTGATTTTCGACTAGCTTCGAGTCAAGTTGTGGATTTGTAGACATGATATGTTTCCTTTATTGTGCTTCTGGTGTGGTGTTAGCTTGTGGTTCGGGTGTAGTATTAGCCTGTGGCTCAGCCCAGGGCAGGCTGTTTTCTGTAATTTCAGTAACAGGAAGCACTTGTGCATCAATTTGCTTCTGAATCTGCGCATCGATATGGGTTTTGTAGCCTGGCATAGTATTTACAACATCTTGAATCCAGCCAAGGACCTGAGCCTCGGTTAGGTTTTCATATGTGGTATATTCATCAGGATCAACCTGTTCTGGGTCAAACGGTGTTGCTCCGCTAAATGTTCCTGATCGACCGTCAGCATCGGTTCCGATGCATTCCCAGTGCGTTTGCACAATGATATCATTCAATTCGAGTGATGGGTTGTCCTGCTTTCGCAGAGTTTTAATTTTCCATTCGTATGTGAGTGCCATATTAGCTCCTATTGTCAATTTGCTGTTGCAATCTATTTATAAGCGTTTGTTGTTCCTTCATCGCCTCGATTAGAAGCGGGATGATTTTTTCGTATTGAACTGTCTGGTAGTTTTCTCCTGAGATAGAATATTCTGTGCCATCCGCATTCCGCCCGATATCAAACGGCGCCGGCACAACGACTTCTGGAAGGACTGCGGCGACCTCTTGTGCGATCACACCCACCTGTCGCTTCTTATCTATATATCCATATTTTTCTGCTGTGTCATTGCTATTGAATGTTACGCCAGAAATGGCCATTACTTTTTCGAGTGCATTCTCGATAGGCGTGATGTTTTCCTTGAGCCTTCTATCGGAATAGTATGCCGTGATATTATTGGTAGCACGAATTTCACCCGCAGTGCCAGACGCTGCTGTGCCGACACCAAACGACTTGCATGCTAGTGATTCATATCCCGTCCCGGGGTTATCAATAATTTCTATATGCCCACTAGAATTCATAGCAATTTGAGAAGCAACACGGCCGCCCCAG